TCAGTCGCGCAAGCTTCCCAAAATTAAAAACGCCTCCGCCACGGCCAACGATTTCATCCAGAAAATGTTGTGCTTTGACGTCTCAAAGAGGCTTCACAGCTACAACGACATCATCAGACATCCTTTTTTGAGTATGTGAGCGTGAATAAAACGAGGCAAATGAGAATACATATTTTTTATTTATATATTTTCTACAGGGAACAGATAGGGTAATCAGGCTTGATAATCCCACGTCATTCGTTCGTAGTGCACTAATTCGTCGGTGACGAATCGCAGGCCGCTAGTGCAGTGTGCAAAAATCACATTGATGTCGCGTTCGCACGCAAGGTTGCCTTCGCGGTCCACGTACGCCCACAGACAGTAGCAGTTTTCGATCTCTTGAAAGTTTACTTTATCCAGCAGAACCTCCAGGCTGGCGGAAGTGTGGCGCGACTGCGCCCGGTTGTTGAAGGTGGTCAAAAACTCGAGGGACGTGGGAGAGAGCTCCTCCACGGTGCGCAAACCCGTGAACCAGTCGTCGTAGCTGCGGTGGTGACCTCCGTACGAGTAGTACACCTTACTCTGAGTGAACTCGCACCGCATCGGCTCCGTCTCCACGGGAGCGCTGTTCCATTGAAACTTGACCAACTCCTTTAGGCTCATGATGAGAAATGATGCTGTACAACGGGACGTTGGTAGTTTTATCACCCCACCCCCCCCTCCTCCTAAATATTTTGCATCATCAAGATGCTCGCTTTGTCAAACGACTGGTGGGCCGTGATTAGCTGTTGGTAGTCGGCGCTGTTCTTCAACTGCTCACCTGCGCGCACCAGAGCCGAAATCTCCTTCCCGATCCTATCCACACACGGCTGGTTCAACAGCATGTATTGTTCCAACACTTTAAAGTAAATATTGAACGACGCTTGAACCCGACCTCTCAGGCGTTGAACATAGTTTACGCGCCACGCGTGATCCTCGCTCTTCACCACCCTCGCCGCACACTCCACCAACGCACGCTCCACACCCTCTTTATCCCCAAACATGTTCAAATCCATCAACTCAAACGCCCCGTCGAAACTGACATAGCATTCGTCGTGAAGCACCGCTCTCACATCCATATTTACACCATCCGTCACAAACACCTGCTCATTACAACCCACGATACAAAGCCTATCGTACCGCAGACTCTTTTTATCCACCTTCCCAAAGTTGAAGCGGATCATCAGCTCCAACAGTTGGTCAAAGTTGAAGAACACCGTCTCCCGATTAAAAAAGATGGACAGCATCAAGACGCCAAAAGTGAACTTCACCTACGAGGAGCAGATCGAATGGAATCGACTCAGGGAACTTTACGTCTACGTGAATAATATCAGAGATATCGACTCGGGAGTTTTGGAGTTCGCGAACACTATGGTGCGCGGAGTCGTCTCTATGATGCACGAAGGAAATAAAACCAAGACGTTGGCCTTTCTCAATGATATATTAGAGGTGTTAAAAAAAAGGCACGTACAATACGAAGAGGATATGTAACGCAAACCTCAAGACTGACATACAACATCACAGAACTTTTACTCGCAATTCCGCTCTACATGGTCTCCCAGAACGGAGTAGTGTCGTTTTTCTCATAATGCCGACATTGGCTCAAAAAAGTCTCGCAAAACTTTGGAGAGACCCCCTCGGCATCATGAGAAAAACCAGCATTAGTGCAACATCGTCCACCAACTTTACAAAAATAAAACCGAATATTATTTTTTTACTTTTATTCTTTATTCAATTACAATTTATAAACTTGAGATCCATCTTTGGCTGAGATTCCAAATCTTTATGTAGTAAATTAAAGTCTCGTCTCTCCAGAATGTATCGAACGACCAGCTTCACCGCCTCGGTGTGCAACTTGGCTAACTTCAGGTTGTAGACATAGTGGATTCTTACAATATAATGAGTGCCCCAGTTGCTCCGCTCAATCATACCCTCGAGGTCCAACTTTTTGGTCGCGTCCTTCTTGTCGAACACCATCGAGTTGACCCACACGTGCACGCGGTCCATCCTGAAGCAGTTGAGTCTGTAGTGTTCGCGGTTGCGGTGTTTGGTCTTGGTGTGGAAGATTAGGTGGCCCACCGGGTTCATGTGCGACAACTTGAGGAACTCTTCCACCTCCGTCTCGTCCGACTCAAACGCCTTCATGTTACCCAGCGCCGGCCTGTCGCACAGCACATTCACGATATCCTTGTACAACCACTTGAGGTTGGACACACAATCCACGTAGTTCGGGTCCTTCTTACCGCCCGCGGCAAAGGTGCTCTGGAAGAGGTGCAAGTAGTTGGTGTGGTCCAGGGTTGAGTCGGTCCGGAACACGATGGACCCCTCGTCGAAGCTCAGTTTGAACATCTGCTGCACCGGCGTAAAGAACGAGGCGCCATCACCGCTTCGCACCCTGCGCACCTTATCCTCCTCACTCCTCCAGTTGTACTTACTCTTGAGGTCGGTCATACTCTTTACCGTGACAAAGTTGGGTAGCTTGCTGTTCACCTCCTGGATCTCGCAAAAGCTGAGACCGATCAGATTGACGCTGTGCAGCGCATACACCACCTGTTCCTTGAGCGTCAGCCCGTTGCGAGTCTTGCAGTGCAAAAAGAACGACAGTTTGATCATGTCTTTCGTCTTGTCCACCGACTCGGCGGGGAGCATGTCTGCCGCCACCCTGTTCATCTCCAGAAACCTGGTGGTGATCATCAGCTTGATCTGTTTGACGTAGAACTCGTAGGCGTTGCCGTACTTTTTGTGGTAGAGCTCCTTGTACACCTCTGCAGCATATCGCTCGTTGCGCACGTACTCCATATCCTCGTGACACACGTACATATGAATAGAGGTGCTCTCGTACATGCTGAGCCATTTGTAAGTGAGCAGCATATCGTCGTCGAGCTCCCACTTTTTCTCCAGCTCCGGCCTCTCGTAGTTAATGTTCGCGCCGATCGTACTGGAACTGGACGCCACGGTCTTGTTCGCCATCGCAAAACTCAGGTCCATCGCCGAGGAGCCAGTCTCCAAATCCGAAGTCTCGTCGTAGTTTGAGTCGTTCTCCGAGTCGTTGGTCTCCAGCACCAGGTCGCGCGTCGTGTCATCCTCACCCTCCACCTCCATCGTGTAAAACCCGCTGTAGCTCATCATTCTGAAACAATCAAGAAATGTTTAGATTCGAAAAGGCCAACACCACCGGTAGCGTGGACCTAGTGTTCCAGTTCTGTAACACGTACGACTCGTTCGTGCAGTTCAACTACGCGTTCACAGAGAAGCCGGTGCCGAACACCAAGAGCAGGACCGTCAGCGGTCTGGACCCCAGCAAGCCCATCAACTGCACCTTTCAGCTGATCACCGACGACGGGGAGGGTGTGCAGAGCCTCGACAACAACGAAAAGCTGCGCAACACCTACGTGGTCAGCCTGTTCCGACTCCCGCACCTGGCGACCGACGTGGTGTACCACGCGCCCTTTGTCATCGTCAAGGTGCTGACCAAGACTCAGGTGGAGTACTGGTACGTGCTAGGTGTGCGCAAAGTGTACGAGTACGTGGGTGGTAAACGTTTTAAAAAGGTGATGGTGCGCGGGGAAGAGTACAAGAAAGAGCTGTTTCGTGTGAGCGGCAACATCCCCGCCGACCTGCTGCGGGCGCTCGGTCGACTCAAAGTGAAGAAATCGAGCTACTTACATGCGTTGTGTATCAGCGAACCGTCGGCCGTGGTGGACAACTCCAAAGTGGTCGTGATCAGAGACAGCTAGTGTAGTCTCTAATTGTCTTTTTTATTGTACTTGAGAAAAATAATAGATACTAAAGAGATAAAAATTGTTTAATTTAAATGTGCTAGTTAGCTGAGCAACGAAAGAAGGCTCGGCAGCAACTGAGACATGATGTGGACCGCGAACCCCTTATATACATCAGCGTTCCACCAATCACATGAGCAGCCTCCGCCTCATTATCTCGAAGCAGCCATCGGGCGAGTTCAGTGGCACACACAGAGATTTATCTGGATCGAACTGGGTGCCGGGTTCGCAGAAGAACTTTATGCGCTCGGGACACTTGTAATAAGAGTCACAATCGAACGGGTCGGCGCAGTATCCGTAGTAGCCGTTGACGCATATGTTGTCCATGAACCACGTTTTGCGCTGCAAATTCTTTAATCCGTGAAAGATCAGTATCTTACATATGACGAGCATTAGAAAAATAAAGGTCGAAACGTTAAATATGTCCATGGTTGGCTAGAGGAAGACTTATTGTAGGTGGTCGTTGCGTGACGGTTCAGTGTTGACGCTCAATGCTCATCAGAGAGCGCGCGTGGTGGTAGCCGTGGTCACGACCGGGGGGTTCGTGCGGATCGCGTTGTTGCGCATTGTGTTGTTGAGCGGGTTGAAAAACACCCCTTGCGTTCTGGTATCTCCCTTGCCGGGAGACGAGGCGTTGCTGTCGCTGCTCATGTTGAACAGCATCAATAGCAGAATGATGATCACCAAAACGATAAGGATGGTCATGAGCGCGCCGGGGTCCAGACCTAAGATTCTTCTCCTGTAGCCCTCCTCAACAGTGGCTCCCGGTGCAGCACCTCCTCTGAATGTGTCCATGTTACTTTTTTACAAATAGATTCAAGATGGTGTTATCGACCCAGTTATATTTCAAATCCCTTAATTTACGAGATGTACTTAAATTATCTCTTACTAATAAATTGTTATCTATTCTTACTAATACAAAAACGGGGAGATTGTTGGCGGCGAAGCGGGTCTCCTCCAGGTAGAACTCGCCGCCGATGTGGTAATAGACCTCGTCCTTGCCGATCTGCGTCTTGGACTTTACGAACACGTACAGATCACGCTTCGGGTCGAAGTTGAGCACGCGGCTCGCGCCGAAGAACACATGCTCCGCGAGGATCACTATCCCCAACTCTGGCACGTAGGCCGCGTTCAGCGTGTGGCGCAGCTGCAGAAAGTCGCGCGGGATGAAGATGTGCAGCCGGTTCTCGCGGTGCGGAAGCTCAAACTTGGGTCCCACAATCATCTTGCGGTACTTGTTGACGGCGTAACGGTCCACCACCAGCTCCTGGCCCACGTTGGGGATCGAGCTCTTGTGGAACCGGTTGATGATCTTGTAGACCGAAGTTTGGGACACGTAGTGTTTTTGAAGCTCTTCGAGTAGGTCGTCGGGAAAGTTGAGGGCGTCGTACACGTAGTCGCGCTGCACAAACTTGATGTAGTCCACGCGGTGCTCAAACTCCTCGGCAAAGTTGTCAAACACCACGTCCACGTTGTCGGTGACGAAGCTCTTCTGAGTGATGATGTGCGCGCTGTTGTCCGTGTACTTTAGCGGAGTACCTTTGTAAAAGTTCTTGAGCGTTCCGCCACCCTCGTTCCTAACGTTGTTCTGTATAAACTTTTGCGCCAGAGTTTCGCCCAATATGTAGAACCTGTAATCGTCTTCCTCCCGGTACTTGGTGCCGTTGCACACTTTGAGACCTTGCCAGTCCAAGTACGCCCTGCTGAACATCATGCCGTCGGTCCCGTTCCACACGATAAACTTCTCACCCAAAGAGGTCTCGTCGGCACCCTGGGCCGCGTAGCTTCCGTCGCCAAACTTGTGCATGAAGCGCGCGATGGTCTCGCTGGGGTCCGCGACGAACAGGTTGGTGGCATAAACCACGGCACCCTTCCTCAGGAACACCCCGCTAAAGCTGTACTTGACCACGTCCAGGTCGTACTCTCGGTCGCACACAAACTTGAACTGCGGCTTTACGTATTTAAAGACGTCGGGCGATCTGTCCATCACCGCGTTCCGCAGTCTCAGCCCCTCTAAATAGTCGAGGTACGATTTAATGTCCTCGTCGCGCGGCTCTCGCAAGAACTGTTTGGCCCGCTCCGGTAAGTAATCCCTATCGTGCAGGTCAAAGTAGCTGGCAATGAACACATGCTTACAAACGTCAGGCTCCATACTTTAGATGCGTCTTATTACTTTGTCCAAGACAACTTTGAATTCGAATACACCGTCCTTATTCTCTGCAACAAATTATCTTTTTTCTCCATGTTATACTTGAAACTCTTCACGTTTCTACATACGGGGCATGCGTTCTTGACACTCTGGCTCTTCACGAAGCATTCGTAACAAAAGTCGTGCCCACACTCCGTTCTGAATCCGTTTACGCAGTCCTCTTGGCACACGCCGCACACGATCACAGATCCCTCCACGCTTATCCGGTACAGTTTTAAGACGTCGTCTTTACTAGTTTCAACCGCCAACATCAGCGCGCACAACTCCTGCATACTTTCTACAACAAAGTCGCGGTACAGCACTAGCTTCTCGTCACAATCTACGTCATAGTTGATGATGCCGAGATGGCCTCCGAAAAAGTTTTTGGCCGTCTTGAGATGGGGTAGGTTGGCATCAAAGCAAAAATCATCATCGGTCAACTCTTCAAGTATC